GATCCCAATTACCCTAATGAGCCCAATCCCCTTAATCCAGGCTTAAGTGATTTTGGAGGTAATTTATCTTACATAGTTAAAACACATTACGAACCTGCTGATAAATTCGGCATTACTAAAGAAAGATTTTAATGGCAGAACAAGGTAAAACCCCAATTCCAAAATCCCAAAGAGAAATCTCTAAAGGATTACAAGAACCCTATATTGAAGGTAATAATCCTAACAATGTTACCAAATATGCTACTACATTAGCTGATGCTCGTGCTAATAATCAAGTAGTTGATCCTGGTAGAGCTTCTAGAATTTCCCAAAAAGAAGATACCTGGAAGCCCTTTACTATTGGTATTAAAGATTTAGATGAAGCTATTAAATACTACTTTGATAATGTTATTCGTCCTAGTGTAGTTCAAAATGGGAACAGAATAGCAGTACCTACTATATATGGCTCTCCTGAAAGATGGAAATCTGTTCAAAAAGATGGATACTACAGAGATAAAAAAGGTAAAATTATGGCTCCGCTTATTATGTATAAGCGAACAAATATAGATAGGAATAGAGGAATTACTAATAAAGTTGATGCTAACTTTCCCCAAAATTATGCAGTTTTTCAACAATCATATTCAAAACAAAATCATTATAATAATTTAAGTGTATTAAATGGGGCTAAACCTATTAAAACTTATCAAGCAATTGTAATTCCTGATTTTGTTACTTTTACATATTCATGTGTAATTTATACCTATTACATGGAACAATTAAACCAAGTTATAGAATCTATAAATTATGCTGCTGATACTTATTGGGGAGATCCTCAACGTTTTAAATTTAGAGCTATGATTAATGGATATCAAACTATTACTGAATTAAACGTAGGACAAGAACGTACTGTTAAAGGTAATTTTGATATTAAATTAAATGGTTATATTATACCAAACGTTATCCAAAAAGATCTTACTGCTCTTAAGAAATTTTCAAGTGATTCTAAAATTATTATGGGACAAGAAACAGTTGAAAATTTAACTAGAGATAGAGGAAATAAATTTATTGAAAATGTTAATACAAATCTAGATTAAAAATGGCCGAACAAAAACTTACTTCTGAAGAAATTCAAGAAATCAAAACTATACAAGAAACTCAAGAAAAGTTAATAAATGATTTTGGCGAACTAGAATTTCAAATTCAAAGCTTAGAACTTCAAAAAGAAAAATTAGTTGAACAACTAGAAAGTTACAAAACTAAAGAAATAAAAATCGCTAATCAATTATCTCAAAAATATGGGAATGGTACTATAAATGTAGACCAAGGAATTTTTCAATCATAAAAAATGTTTTGAACCCTTTTTGCATATTTATCGGTAAGACAATTGTTTAACAATACTTTAACTTTAAAAATTCGAATTTTAACATGGCAGAACAAATAATCTCCCCAGGAGTGTTCCAGAACGAAAATGTTCCTATAACACTCGAAGCAGCTGCAGCTCCTATAGGTGCAGCTATTGTAGGTCCCACAGTCAAAGGACCTATAGGTATTCCTACAACTGTAACTACTTATAGTGACTTCAAAACTAAATTTGGTAGCACATTAGTAAGTGGTGGTGTTCAATACTCTTATTTTACCTCAATCTCAGCTCAAAACTACTTTAAGCAAGGAGGTTCTAACTTATTAGTAACAAGAGTAGCTAGTGGATCTAATTCATTTACAGCCGCTACATCCTCAAACGTTATTACTGGAAGTGGAACAGGTATATACTCAGGACATTCACCTTCTCAAGTATTCGTCCTTCAAACCCTTTCTGAAGGTGCAAACCAAAACAGCACTAGTTCCCTCTTAGCAGGAGGAGCACTTGATTCAGGATCAGCAGATAACCTAAGATGGGAAATCACCAACGTAGATACAGGATCAGGTATCTTCACCCTTAATATTAGACAAGGTAACGATAGACAAGCTGACAAAACTATTCTTGAATCTTGGAGAGGTGTTTCCCTTGATCCTAAACGAGATGATTACATTGCTAAAGTAATTGGTAACCAAACATTTAGCATTGGTACAGAAGGTGAAGATTCATTTGTTTCTGTAACAGGTGAATATCCTAACAAATCTAAGTATGTAATTGTAAAAACAGTTAATAACCCAACCCCAGATTACCTAGATGGAGCAGGAAATGCAAAAAACCAATGGACTGCATCCCTCCCAGCTGCTCAAAGTGGATCATTTGGAAATGCTGTAGGTGAATTAATTGCTGGTGGAGGTACAGGAGTTACTAACTTCTATAAAGATATCTCTAATACAAACTCTCAAGGTTTGATTGCTAATGATTATAGTGCTTCAATCCAATTATTAAAGAACAAAGATCAGTATAATTATAATGTACTTAGTGTTCCTGGATTAGTTTATGCTTTCTCTTCTCACTCTACTGAACTTGATAATATTATCACTAATACTACTACTAGAGGTGATAGTATCTTACCTATTGACTTAGTAGGATATGGTTCAACTGTTGCTTCAACCGTTACTCAAGCAAACAACTTGAATACTAACTATGCAGCAGCATATTGGCCTTGGTTATTAGTTAATGAAGAAGACACAGGTGCTAATGTATGGGTTCCTGCATCAACAGTAATCCCTTCAGTTTATGTTTATAATGATAACACATCTGAAGCTTGGTTTGCTCCTGCAGGTTTCACTAGAGGTACTATGCCTAACGTAGTAGCTCCTGAAAAAACATTGCCACGTGGCTTAAGAGATACTTTATACAACGCTAAGATTAACCCAATCGCTACCTTCCCAGGTACAGGTGTTGTAGTTTATGGTCAGAAAACATTACAATCTTTATCAACTGCACTTGATAGAGTAAATGTTAGAAGATTGTTGATTACTCTTAAAAACTTTATTGGTAACGTTTCTCAAAACCTTGTTTTTGAACCTAACTCACTCCAAACTAGAAATAGCTTCTTGAGTGTTGTTAATCCTTACTTAGAAAGCGTTCAACAAAACCAAGGTTTGTATGCGTTTAAGGTAGTAATGGATGACTCAAATAACGGTCCTGATGTAATCGATAGACAGGAGTTAAGAGGTGCTATTTACCTACAACCAGTTAAAACCGCAGAATTTATTGTACTTGACTTCAATCTCCTTCCAACAGGAGCTGAATTCCCAGCATAATAAATTTTTTACAAAAATAAAGAAAGGGGTTGGATTTTATCCAACCTCTTTTTTTTTTAAATATTTATAGATAACCCCAAACAAGGGTTTTAAATTTATAACTAACATTAAAAATAATAATCATGGCGATATTAGATCCAAACGAAATATTTTTTACAGCGTTTGAACCCAAACAGCAGAATAGATTCCTCATGCTTGTTGATGGTGTACCTTCGTACTTTATCAAGGGTGTAGGGGCAATTTCATTAACACAAGGAGAAGTAACTCTTAACCACATTAACGTATACAGAAAAGTAAAAGGTAAGACCACTTGGGGTAACGTACAGTTAACCCTTCATGATCCAATCTCACCTTCTGGAACACAAACCATTATGGAATGGGTAAGATTACACCACGAATCAGTAACAGGTAGAGATGGTTACTCTGACTTCTACAAGAAGGACGTAACATTAAACATCTTAGGTCCTGTTGGTGATATCGTTTCTGAGTGGGTATTAAAAGGATGCTTTATTGTAGATGCTAACTTCGGTGACTACAACTGGGACAACGAAAACGCTGCTCAAAATATCACAATGACCCTTGCTCCAGATTACTGCGTATTAAATTACTAATCGATCTGGCAAAATCCAAAAAGGAGCGCACGAAAGTGCGCTCTTTTTATTTTTCGATATATTTATATCAAACATAAAAGTTATTTATAATGAGTGAAGAAAAAAAATTTAAGTTTCCTACGGAAATTGTAGAGTTGCCTTCGAAAGGTTTACTTTACCCTAAAGACAATCCTCTGTCATCTGGCAAAATCGAAATGAAGTACATGACTGCTAAAGAAGAGGATATTTTAACTAACCAAAATTACATTAGACAAGGCGTTGTTCTTGATAAGTTGATGCAGTCGTTGATTGTATCAAAAATCAATTATGATGACCTTGTAGTGGGCGATAAAAACGCTATAATGGTTGCCTCTCGTATTTTAGGTTATGGTAAAGATTATACCTTTGAATACGAAGGACAAGAAGTTACAGTTGATTTATCTGAAATTGAACCTAAATGGATTAATGAAGAACATTTGGTAGAACCTAACACTAATGAGTTTAGTTATACCTTACCTCATACTGAAACTCAAATTACCTTTAAAATTCTAAACAATAAGGATGAAAAAGCTATTGAAGCTGAAATTAAAGGTGCTAAAAAGATCAACAAATTAGCCTCTCCAGAACTATCTATGAGATTAAAACAAATGATTCTTTCAGTAGGTGGAGATGATAACCGTAAAACAGTTAGAGAGTTTGTAGATAACTATCTTTTAGCTCGTGATTCAAGAGCATTAAGAGAATATATTAAGGAGATTCAACCCGATATGGATTTAACATTTGATTTTTACCCTGAAGATGGGGGTGATACTCAAGAAAGTGTTAAAATTCCTATCGGGGTTACGTTTTTTTGGCCTGACGCCTGAGTATAGGATAAGCATGTTTGCTATGATACATGATATAGTATATCATGGTAATGGCGGTTTCGATTGGGAGACAATATATAACATGCCTATTTGGCTAAGGCGCTTTACATACAATAGAATAGCGCAACATGTCAAGGAACAAAACGAAGCAACCCAAGGTGCTGCCCAACAAACTGCAGGAGGCACAACTCGACAAATTGACTTCACTAAACCACCCCCTGACATAAAACCCGGGCAGCGCGTATAAAGGGAGGCACCGCAAAGGCGGTGCCTCTTAATATTTATATAAAAAACAACACTGCATGGCTTCTGAAGAACAGATTAATAATCAGTCAAGATTTAACGACCTACAAAGAAACAGTAATGAGTTATTAGCAGACTACCAAGCTGGTATAAGGGAATCTTCTGAATTTGTGTCTGTTCTTACTACACGCTCTTCTCAATTAGTAGATACATTAAAAGATGTTGTTAAAGAAAAAGGAAAAGCATCCCAAGCTGATAAAGATTTAATTAGTAGCGTTACTAAAATTAATAATTTAACTAAAGATTTTGCAACCCCTTATACAGATGCTGGTAAAGCTATAAGAGATACAAATAAAGCTACAGAATTACATGCTCGTTTATTAAAAGACGTAAGAGTAATAGGCAATAAATTAGGAGCAGATAGATTAGTTCAAGCTAATGAATACTTAAAATTAGAAGAACAAGTATATAAAAACGAACAACAATTAGCTGCCCAAAGAAGTTCTGCAACTTCCGCACAACTCAAAGCCAGTGAAGAAATAATTGAAAAAGACCGAAATCATATAGAAGTTTTAAGACAAAAAGATAACTTTAACCAAAAATTCATAGGCACTGGCCAGGACTTAATAAACTTCCAGGAAGGTCTAAATGTTAAAGTACAAGCAGAGGCGGCGGCAAAAGATGATTTAGCGAATAAACAAAATGCATATAATGCAGCATTAGGTCAACAAGATATAGCTCAACAAGCTTTAACAGAGGCTGAAAAGGTTTTGAATGCTGCTAAAGCCAGTGGAAACGACAATGCTATCAAGGCTGCTGAGGATGAACTTTCAGCAAAACAACAAATATATAATCAAAATAAAAGGGCTACAGAACAAGCCAAACAAATGGTTAATGTATCTCGTGATAGTTTATCCCAAGCTGAAGATGCATATAATGAAATTGAAAAAGGATATAAAATTCGTCAAGAAGCAGTAAAAGCTGCTGAAGAAGAAAGAAATATAGCAAGAGAAGGAGCGGATGTTGGAGCTAAAGCATTAGCTGATAGTCAATATCGTTTAGATTTACAACGTGATCATTTAGATGAATCTAAAAATTTACTAGATGCTGAACAACAACTTTATCTTGAAGGTAAAAAAGCTGTAGACAATTCTAGAGCAGGATTAGATTATCTTAAAGAAGAGAAAAAAAGAGTACGTGAAATAGTACATGCCCAAACTATGTGGAATTTATCTTTAGGTGCTGCTGAAGGTATTCTTAAGAAAATGGGTTTAGATAATCAAATTATTACTGTAGGTTTAGACGAAGGTAAAAAAGCCGCCGAAGAATATGCTGCTGAGTTAGTAAAAGGAAGACAAGAAGCTAGAGGAGCAGCAGCATTAGCTAAACAAGAAGAATTTGCAGCATTAGAAGCACTAAAAGCAGCAGAACAAAGTTTGGCTGATGCAAAAGCAAATGGAAGCGCTGCTTCAATTCAAGCTGCACAAGATGAATATAATGAAAGATTAAAAACTGCTAACGTTGCTACCCAAAACGCCTCAGAAGCTGAAGTTGCTTCTAATAAAGCTAATTCATTAACTACTAAAGTAGTAGACTCATTCAAAATATTAGGTAAGGGTATTGGTGGTACTTTTAAAGGCATGGCCTCTGAACTTAAAGCATTAGGTTTAGCTGGAATTTTAATAGGAACATTTAAAACAGCATTTAAACTTATTGGAGGTAATGTAGTTACAGGATTCCTTGGGGATCTTAAGAACAAATTTATGTCTGGGTTTAATTACCTAAAAGAACAATTTTTCTCTCTTGATTCATATATAGCAGATGCTAAAGCCGGTGACCAATTAAATCAACAACTTTCCCAAGCTGCAGCAGATTTAGCTACCAACTTAGGGGTATCTACTAAAAATGCTAAAGAATTAACCCAACAAGCTGGAAAATTTGCAGGATCATTAGGTATGATGCCTGAAGAACTAGCAGCAGCTACTGGAGAATTAAATAAAGCATTTGGATCTACCCAAAAATTCTCTGATGATACTGTAAAAACATTTGGTCAATTAACCCATCTATATGGTTTAACAAATGAAGAAGCCTCTGAATTTGTCAAATTGTCACAATTATCAGGTCAGGAGGCATCAGACACTACACTAACGTATAAAACACAAATACAAGCACTTAAAGAACGTAATAATGTTGCTATTTCTGAAAAAGAAATAATGGCTGAAATTGCTAAATCGAGTGCTGCTATGCAATTAACAGCAAGAGGCCAAGGCAAATCATTAGCAGAAGCTGCTTTTCATGCTAAAAAAATGGGTCTTTCTCTTAAACAAGCTGAAGGTATTGGTAATAGTTTACTTGATTTTGAAAGTTCTATTGCTAATGAAATGGAAGCTGAATTGCTAATTGGTAGGGATCTTAATTTAGAAAGAGCAAGATCAGCTGCGTTACAAGGTGATTTAGCTACAGTTGCTAAAGAAGTAGCAGGACAAATAGGATCAGCTGCTGAATTCGGTAAAATGAATGTTATCCAACAAGAAGCATTAGCTAAATCTGTTGGTGTAAGCAGGGATGAGTTAGCAGAAATGTTAAAAACTCAAGAACTTTTAGCGGGTACTGGATTTGATGATATGAATGATGCTCAAGCAAAATTCAAACAATTATTAAAAGAAACTGGTTCTGAAGAAAAAGCATTAGCTAAAATGAAAGAAATGGGCGCCTCAGATGCTCTTCAAGACCAAATGAGGCAAGTTTCTTTACAAGAAAAAAGAGCTATGCAAGAAAGAGCAATAGCAGCCGCCCAAGCTCAATTAGCATCAGCTGTAAATAAATTATTTGATGCGTTCTATAAAGTAGAAAAAATTGTTAAGGAAATAAAAGCTACTATTGTAGAACAAATGAAACCCTTCTTTGATCAATTTGGAGGATTAGTTGGTGATGGTGGAGAGGCTTTTAAAGAAAAAGTTTTACCATATGCTAAACAACTTGGCAAATTTTTAAACGATGTAGGATTACGCCTAACAGAAATTGTAAAAGATCACGGTCCTCAAATTGGAAGAATATTTGATGGAATACTCAAAATGTTTGGTTCTATTTATAGTGTAGTTGGAGGTGTCATTAAACAATTATTAGGTATTAGTGATGCTGGGTCAGCTGCAGATGGATTTTTTGGAGGTATAGAATCTACTATAAACACTATAATTGAAAAACTTAAAAACGTAGATATAAGTGTTATAACTGATAAAGTTAAAGGATTTATTGAATCCGTAAAAAATATTTTTAATTTTATTTTTGAAAAAATTGGTGCTTTAGGAAGTTTTTTAGGTAAAAATAAAGGATTAACTAAAACTGCTGGGATGGGTGCTCTAGCTTTAAATTTTGCTCCCGATACAACTAAAAAAATAGTAGGAAGCACATTAAAAGGGTTAGGAGGATTAATAGCACCTAATTTATTTGGAAAAAGGGGCCAATCAAAATCTGCTCCTATGTTTGTTCAAGATGTTAGTGGGGGAGCTGGAGGGGGATTAATGGATATGGTAGGTAAAATGGGGGGTCGTCAAGCAGGTATTGGAGGTGGATTTAAAAAAGGATGGAAAGGCTTATTTGATTACGCCAAAATGGCCCTTAAACCAGGTAAAGCTGGACAAGTTGGTAGAGCTAGAATTGCTCGAGCAGCTAAAGGATTAGTTACAGGACAAGGTGCTTCATTTGTAGGAGGTACTGGTAAAGGTGCTGCCCAAGCCGCAGGTCAATTAGGTAAATTAGGAGGAATAGCAGGTAAATTAGGCACTGTTGGTAAAAGTTTAGGTAAATTAGCAGCTGGAGGAGGAATCGGAGCTGTTGTAGGATTAGCAGCAGAAGCAACCTTAGGAGTCTTTCAGAAAAAAGCAGAAGCGGCTGCAGGGGCTTTAGATGAACAAATTGCTATGACTAATGACGCAGGTAAAGCTGCTGAATTGGAGGCAAAACGATCTAAAAAAATAGAAGCAGCTCGTAACTTACAAATAGCAGGTACTACAGCTAAATACGCAGGATTAGGTGCCACTATTGGTAGTGTAATCCCAGGAGTAGGTACAGCGGTAGGTGCGGCTGTAGGTGCTCTTGCAGGATTTACAGTTGGTATAATTGATTCCGAAAAAGCTAGAAAAAGAGATGAATCTGAAGCAGGTAAATTTGCTAGAGAAATGCAATTATCGGCTATGAAACATCAAAAATCATTAGCTGAATTTGATGTTAGATCTGCTACTATGAGGGCCAATGCTGCTAAAAAAGCAGCTGATATAGAAATTGCTGCTAAAGATAATTTTGCTAAACAATTAGCAGGAGCAAATGCAACTTTTGAAGACTTACAAAGTATGGATATAAAACATACTGACGAAGCTTTTAAAAAACTTGCTACAGAAGCCCTTAACGCAGGTAACATCACAGAAAAGGAATATATAGCGGCTTTAAAAGGCAGCTTAGATCCCCTAAAAGTATTAGAATTAGCAGCTTCCCGTTCAGGAGAAAGAATAAATGAATTAACCAATGCAGCAATTAATGCTGCAGATGCTGTAGGAAATACTCTTAAAAACCAAATGCTTAAAGCAGCCGGGGTTAATGAAGATGTAGTTAATGCTCAATTAAATGCTATCCAAGCAATTTCAGCTAATGCCGAAATAGGAGCCGCAGACTTATTTGGAAAATACTCAGGAGATCTTAGAAGAACCTTTGGTGATGTAGAAGCAGTTTCCGCCCTTAGAGGGGAAGATGCCGATGCCTCTGGTCTTATGGCTGATATAGCTAAACAGTTTAAAGATAGTGGAGCTTCGGATGAACAAGTTAAATTAGCTATGGAAATGTATGCTAATCGACTTGAAGCAGCTGGGGAAAATTTTGATTTAGATGAAGTTGGAGATATTACTAAATTTCAACAAGGAATAGGGGATGCTCTCCAAACAGTACTTAAATCTGATATAGTAAAAGCCGAAGCTGCTGCTTCTAGTGCTAAGGCTTCTGCGCTTACCCAAATTGATGATAGTGGTATTATTGACCAATTAGCTTCTTTAAGTAAAGAACAATTATACGGAGATGAAGCCCTTCAAAGCTTATTATCAACAATTGGAGTAGATATGGCTACTATAGCCGAAGATGGTATAACAGGAGACGAACAAAAAGCAATTCAAGAAAAATTAACAGTAGCTTTAACCGAGGGTCTAATGGGGGTAGAAGGAGGTAATGCTAACCTTCTTAAAGATCTTCAAACAACCCTCTCAGGTGATGAAGCTGCTAGAGCAGAATTAACTAAAGCTATTGCTGATGGTACTTATTTAAAAGCGGCTGATGAATCTGCGAAAACTTCTGCGACTATTGAAATTAATCCTAAATCTGAAAAAGGATTATTTGCTAACTTTAAAGAAAATTTTGTAGAAAATATTGATGCAGTCAAAACTTACTTTAAGGATTCATTTACAGGAGGTTTTGATATCATAAAAAATATATTTAAAGGCAACTTCTCAGAAGCTTTTGAAGGTATTAAGAAAAAGTTTTTTGCTTTACCTACTTTGCTAGGAAAAGTAATAAAAAGTGGCGCAAGTTTAATGTGGAAAAGCTTTTTAGGTTTTATAAAACTAGCAGTTACAGTAGGCCCTAAAATATATGATGCTATTAAAAACGCAGCTAAAAAAATTAAAGATACACTTATATCAATATTTAAAAAAGTTACAGAAAAGGTTAAAGAATTTTTCCAAGATCCAGTAGGTTCAATTAAACGAGGATTTGAAGCCGCAGTAGATTTTATTAAAGAAAAATTCTTTAGTATTAAAGACGCAATTTTTGAAAAATTCCAATCTGTTGGAGACTGGATAAAAGAAACAATATCAGGGGCTTTATCAGATTTAGGAGCTGCTCTTGGTATTGATGATTTAGGGGGAAAACTTAAAGAAGGATTTGAGGGTATGATTGGCACTGCTAAAGACAAATTTGCTGCTTTTAAAGAAACTATTTTTAGCATATTCTCAGGAATAGGAGAAACTATTATGGGAGTTATTAAAGGCCCCCTTAATACTATGATTGGGTTAATTAATAAAGTAATTGATAGTATTAACTCTTCTTTATCTTTTGAAATCCCAGGAGTATCAGCATTCGGAAAACAACTTACAGATCCTATTTCAATTAAAACTACTATTCCAACAATCCCTATGTTAGCAGAAGGAGGTATAGTAGAACAAGCTACTTTAGCTGTAATAGGTGAAGCAGGTCCTGAAGCAGTAATTCCCCTAGATCAGATAGGTAAATTAGCTAAAAATGATTTTTCTACAAAACTTAAACCTGATGAACCAAATCAAGCATTAAAATTTAAAATAGAAGTAGAGCCTATAAATTTAAATAATAGTATTACTTTACCTGAAGCTATAGATTTTGGTAAGCTTATTTTACTTCCTGATACTATAAATTTAAATAATTTTGTATTCCCTCCTGATACTATAGATTTAAATAATTTTATTCTTTACCCTAGTCCTGTAGATTTAAACAATTATATAATTTATCCTGAACCTATTAATTTAGGTAATTATCTAACTCCACCATTACCTATAGTAATGGATGATTATGTATTTGCCCCCACTCCTATAGAATTAAACAACTTTATACTCAACCCAGATATTATTGATTTAAATTCATATATTGAAATTTTAAATATATTACTTAATAGTTATATTCAAGTAGCTGAAATAGATATAACACCTTATATTACAGTAGATGATATTAATTTAAATCAATATATAGATAAATTAATTAATCTTAATGATTATATTGGAGAAGATATAGATTTATTAGGTAAATTATTACCAATTGATCTTGCTCAAATAATGAAAATGAATGCTGCAGAAACAGCATCTCTCCAAGCTCAACTTGCTGAAGCTAATGCTCAATTAGGAAATCGAAGTCTCCTTGAAAAAGGTGCCTCTGCTGTAGCTAAGGGTGTACGCAAACTTACAGGAGCAGAAGAAGTGAACGACTTTATTCTCCGCCCAGGTCAACCCGCTCTTAAATTTAATAAAGATGATTTAGTTATAGGAGGTACTAATTTAGGAGGTAGTAATGAAAATTCTTCTCAAAATAATGAAAAACTTGAACAAGAATTAAAAGAATTAAAACAGATTATGAGTGGATTTGTTGAGCAAATGAGCCAAGTAGTAAATCGCCCAATCACTGTAGAATTAAATGGTAATAAAGTTGGACAAGCTTTAGGACAAGATTCATACAGAATACAATAACCCCATATTTATGATCACACTTAGTGTGTTAACTAGATAATAACTTAAAAAATAACGACATGTCATTATTAAAATCATTACAAGTATCTCTTTTAGGATTTAAAGGCCAAACACCACCAGTAACTAACCCTAATCCCTTAGGAGCAAATGGAATAAAATCCCTTAACAATTCTATTTTAGACAGAAATAATGGAGCTACCCCTCCAAAATATTTAGACAACCCACCAGCTTAATTAATATATGGGCCTTATTGACCTAAAAACTAATTTAAGGTCCCTAAGCTATGGATCAGGAAGAGGAGAACCTTACATAACCACTCCTCTTCCAGCTTATGATGCTGACCCGGGCAACCCATATTTGGGAACAGATATGTTTGGTCGCTCGGGTCAAATTCGAAGGGGCCTTACTGATGTCGAAAGATTAGCTAAATATCTTACGAATGGTAAAGGTCTACTTTTTACTGGGAAACAATTAGCTTTAGAAAAAACCAGACCTAAGGTTCCTTATGGTCCTAAAAGAAGTTTTTTGTTTTCCACAGTGTTAGCACAAGCAGGGGTCCAAGGTACTGGTGTTCACTTTGATAGATCTAATAATTTAGATATTAGTAGTGAACAAAAATATGACTATAAAACCAGAACTTTTTATAATAATGAAGATAATAGATTAAATTTATTATATAAAAGTAAAATAGCTTACCAACAAATTTCCCCAACAAATGTATTTTTTATTACAGGAATAGGTGATCAAAACACTTTAATAAGTTATGTCGGGGGTCCTAATTCTTTAGGAGGATTAGGTAAAACCACCCTTAAAAGGTCAAATGAATCAAAAACAACTACAGCTCAATATGATAGAAGATTTGCAATTCTTTCACAGAACCAAATTTCTACAATATATAAAAGATCTACTTCAACAGGCTTCCAGGGAGATGAAAAAGGTGGGAGTATAACAAACTTTCTTAGAGTAAAAAATAACGAATCTTTAGCTAGCCCTGAGATCAAAAAGAAAACCTTAGGAAGAATAACCGATTACAGTAAATTCAACAGAGCTACAACATTTGGTCAAGGCGACCCAGGTAATTCTAAAATTTTAGATCGTCAAGCTTATTATATAGATGCTCCTAAAAAAACTGATGGAACAGATTTAATCAATTTTAATAAAGTTTATTCTAGTAATACTGGAGTTAAACTTGATCAGAGTACTGAAGATATGATTAAATTCTATATCGCAGTAATAAATAATGATGATCCTGAAATAAAAACATATGTCCACTTTAGAGCCTATATTGAGGGGTTTACAGATAGTTATGGAGCTAATTGGAGTTCTATAAATTATCCTGGTAGAGGGGAAGAATTTTTTAAATACGGAGGGTTTACTAGAGATATTAGTTTTAGTTTTAAAGTTCATGTTGCTTCTAGGGTAGAATTATTCCCAACATATCAAAAATTAAACTACCTTTCTTCCATCATGGCTCCTGACTATTCATCCCCGGGTTATATGAGAGGAAATATAGTTGAATTAACTGTAGGAGATTATCTTAATGATGTTCCTGGTGTAATAACAAATTTTAGTTATACTTTATCTGATGAAACTTCTTGGGATATAGCTAGAAAGGATGACGGAACCGTAGATACAAATTCAGCAGAATTAGCTACTTTAATTAATGTAGATAGTTTTAGTTTTAAACCTATTCATAATTTCCTTCCAAGAACTATTAAAAATCTTGAAGATCCCGAATCTAAATTTATCAATGGTGGCTCAGCTAGAATTTATAATTAATGAATAGATATAAAAACATATCAACTTTTAATAATTCTGTTGTTAAACCTGGTAAAAGATTTTATGGAGTAGTAAAATATCCTGATATTCCTTTATTAGTAAGTGATATATATATTATTACACAAAAAAGGGATAGATATGATTTATTAGCTAACCAATATTATGGAGATAAATCACTGTGGTGGATTATTGCTACAGCTAATCCCTTTATAACACAAGATACTTTAAACCCCCCACAAGGGATCCAAATTAGAATCCCTACAGATATTACAAATATAATAAATAGTTATAATAAATTAAATCAACCTTAATGGCTAATTTAACAGGATCACCTTTAGATTTATATGTTCAAGAACAAATAGATATTAGGCAAAAAGTTTTAGGTAATAATCCTGATATCCAATCTCTTGATGTTAGAATACTAAATAATCACAATAAAAATGCCTGGCTTAGATTGGCTTCTTCTGTAGATGTAAAAAATGAAAAAGCCCTTTCGTCTTTAGGAGACAATATTACAATTCCTTTAGGAGAAAATTTAGCTAAAGGATTTGTTTTAATTGGAGGAGTAACTAATACTATTAATGGAACATCATTTCCTCGAGGTGGAGTAATCCCTAACCAACTTAGTGGCGAATTTCCACTTGTAGCAGCTCAATATTCTTATGGGTTAGGTAACAGAGATTATGGCCTTCAACCACCACCCGGGCTTATCTCAGCTCAAATACAACATTTAAATAGAGGAGCTATAAGGAAATTTCAAATAAAATTACAAGCCCAAAATAAAGACCAAATGGCCATTCTTGAGGCCTTATACCTTAGATTAGGGTATTATATGTTATTAGAATGGGGACACACAAATTACATTGACCGTAATAAAGGATATATTAGTCGCCCAGATTTTAACACTCCTGCCTTTAATTTACTATTTGAAAAAGGAAATATAGATAGTGATATAGAAACAGCTATTGGAGATCATCGAAGAAACTCAGGAGGGAATTATGATGGAGCCTTATTTAAAGTAGATAACTATTCATGGTCAGTAAATAGTGATGGAAGTTATGATATTACCCTTTCAGGGGTATCTAAAGGAGGCTTAATAGATAGCCTTATTATAGGATCCCCAGGAATATTTGATTCCGAAGCTACTCCTATTGAAGATTATATAATTATAAATCCTTCTACAGATGAAAAACGTAACATTCTTAAAAATTTAGGAGTTAACGCAAATGATAAAGATTTAGTAGATGTTTACACTAAAACTGTAAGTACTAAATTAGCAAATGGTGAGTATCAAAAACTTAAGTTAGCAGGAGCTATTCAAATTAAAAATCCAAACTCTATCACATCCCCTGATGTATTAAATGTAGTAGACGCTTTTGACACCTCAGATGATGATTTAGTTACTACTATTTTAGATCAAAATAAATCTATTCTTAATCAAGTATTATTTAAATTAACAAGAGAATTAAAAAAACAAAGTTGGAAAACTATAAACGATAAAAAAAGATATAAAAATTTTCAACTTCGCCCTGAATTATTACAAAGTTTAGGATTACCTGAATTAAAAGAATTACTTTCTATTAAATTTGATAATGTTAATAAAGAAAGTAATCCTTATGAGTATAATTATATTACTTTAGGTTCATTAATTTCTATTATTAAAGAAAAAGTATTAAAATCCCCTAACAATACTAAAATAAAAATGAGTGATGGGTATGAAGATAATTTAATGCTCACCCATTGGTTCCAACATTCCACAGATCCTGCAGTATGTGTAATTCCTTTTAGTATAGAAGGAAATACTGAAGATAATTTAAATTCTATAATTTCGACAGCTTTTAGAAAAGGTAGCGGTGGAAATGAAAGTTTCCAAGGAAGATTAATGGCTATCCATGTAAATATTGAATATATAACTAAAACCCTTCAAGATACAGCAGGAGATGGAGGTGAAATAAATTTATATACATTCCTAGAAAAATTAATGTATGGAATCCAGGATGCTTTAGGAGGTATTAATAATTTTACAGTTACATACGATGATATAAATGGTATTAACATTAAAGATGACACTATTATTCCTGGAGTAGAAGAAGATAATGATACTTCTCAAACTAAATTAAGATTATATGGTACTTTACCTAATAATGAAGGAAGCTTTGTTAGAAATGTAAGTGCCCAATCTAAAATCACAGGAAAAATGGCAACCCAAATTGCTATTGGATCCACAGCTAGTGGAAACACTGTAAGTAATAGTACTTCCCTCTTAGCTCGTTGGAATGAAGGTCTTGTAGATAGATTACAATTAGCAGAACAGACTAAAATAGAATTACAAAGAATGTTAATATCTGGCGCAGAAGGAGATACTAGTAGTATTAATGAAATTGAAGAAGAATTAAATAAAAAATATGAAACCCAAAAAGAGTTTTTAATTAAACAATATCAAGAATTTCAAAATTTAGGAGAAGCAACTTATACTCAAGCTAATGCTAATTTAAAAACCTTACTTGAATATGATATGGCTGTTAAAACCTTGAATGGGAATATAGCAGGTAAAGGATTTATTCCTATAGACCTTACAGTAGAACTAGAAGGAATATCAGGAATATTGTTATATAATAAACTTATTACAACAGATGAAATTCTTCCATCATCATATAACAATAAAATAGATTTTATAATTACTGCTATGGATCATAGTATTAGTAATAATGAGTGGGTTACTACATTAAGTACTTTGTCTGTACCTAAAAAAACAGATACAGCTAATCGTATTAATACTAAAGATAATAACGAATTTAGTATTCCTAACCCAGTAAGCTCTCAGACAAACCAACCTACTAATAAAAGTACTAATCGTGTAACAAATTCACCTCCCCTTCCATGGTCTACACAAGCAGTAAATCAAGAAGCTTCTAAACGCTAAAAAAAATGTCTTATTATCCTAAAAGTCAAGTTAAAACCGATTTATATACTAAAGGGGGACAATTTCAATTAAAGTCTACTAAACAAGAGTATATAGGATACTATTGGAAAAATTCTAAGGGAGAAATTTATACTAAAAAAAATCCTAATGTTGGGGGATCTGAAAGTTTAGAAATAATCCCACAAGTATCTTTACCAACTTCAAATGCTGTTACTTATGTTGAAGGTAATACTATTTATAACCTTATAAAACGTAAAGATACTACTAAATTGTTACTTATTCCTACTTATTCAAAACCATCTCCTACAGACCAAGATTATACAATAGGAAATTTTATTAGATATTTTTCTAAAAAAATTAATGAAAATGTTTATATAGAAATCTCTAAAGATACCTATAATAAATTTAATCAAAAAAATCAAAAATACGACTATAAATCTTATTTAGTATTTCAATTAACTTGGACTATTTCGGGTGAATCTATTAAAGTTAATAACACTAATAAAAATATAGTATCATTAACTGAATACAATTATAAAATACAAGGATTAGGAGCTTATCTAAAATTTAATTATTTAGAATTTTATAAATAAAAATTTTTAATATTTATAACGAAGAACCTAATTTTTAATTTATGGCCCAAAGATTTGTAATAGATAGAATAGATACCAGTACTACAAGCTTAGCAGGTAGTATTTGTATCCCCTACAGTCTGGGTGCTCCTAATAAATCCCCTAACACAGGATATATTTCTCTTTATGGTTCTACTAATAATAATGTTACTCAAGTTGATTCTATTCAAGCCAACTTATATACATTAACAGGAACAGAAATAGGCCCATACCTCACAGGAAGTGTTTCAGGTAAAATTACTTTATATAAAAAATCTAACCCTTCCAATTATGCTATATTTAGGTATTATAATTCTACAGCTGCAGGAAATGTAATAACATTCCAAATAGAATCAGGAAGTGTGGGGTCTGGAGATCTTATAGGTGCTCTTGCATATTCTCCTACAACAATACCTTATGGAACAGGAGAAGAATTGTGTTTTAACTTAGACTGGAATGATGGATTTGGAGGAGAAACAGGTTCCTCAGGCACCTCAGGCTCTTCAGGTACTAGTGGATCATCAGGCACCTCAGGTTCTTCGGGTACTTCAGGTACTAGTGGGTCGTCAGGTACATCAGGTTCATCAGGTACTTCAGGTTCTTCAGGCACCTCAGGTTCAAGCGGTACCTCAGGTTCCTCAGGTACATCAGGTTCCTCAGGCACTTCAGGTACTAGTGGATCCTCAGGTACTTCAGGTTCTTCAGGT